TGAGATGAGCGAGCCCCTTATCGAGATAGTTGACCTTCAACCAGTGGTAAGGGCCATCCGGGTTGGTCGTGCCATAGAGCCGGGCGCTGGGTGAGCGGAGACGGGAAAGCAGCATAATCCAGAACGATTCCGGGTAAAGCGTAATTTCATCACAGTAAGCCCCCACGAACGAAGCGCCCCGGATCTTCTGCTCTGATCGTTCATCGTTGGCACCGACAAGATACACCCTCCGCCCGAAGATGTGGATCTCGCCCTTACCCATCCCTACAACGTTGATCGCCTTCGCGCCATACATGATTATGAGTGGATCGATGATGTTGCGTTTCAGGGTGCGTTCGGTCTTCCCAACCATCACCAGTTCCCCGGGCGGGCCATTGATAACGAAATCTATCCATGAAAAAAAGGTTGTAACAGTCTTGGAACTGGATACGCTGCCTTCCCAGATATTGAGCCGGGCATCCGCTTCCTGGAATGACAGGAGCGCCTTCCCCTTAAGTGGATTTAACAGGTTGCGCCGCCTCCTTTCTCATCATTTCAAACATGGCGTTAACTTCTGCTTTTTCTTTCCCGAAGGTATCTTCGTCTTTCTCCTCAATGCGATATTTGTCCAGAGTGGTTCCAAGAGCGATGGCAAGATCTCTAAAATTGCCCGGTTTCAGATCCCCCGTTTTTATTACGGTGTCTAGTTTACCCATGAAATTATTTAAGACCACCAATCGATCCGCTTTGGCATAGGATTTGTGCGCTTCTGTTGCTACTTTTGGCTCCGAACGGATCGGCAATGTTTTCTTTACCGTGCCAGCGTTGGCAATGCCGTTCACTGTTGATGAACTAATATCGAAGTGTTTGGCGGTTGCTTGTTGCGAATGCTTCTTCAGATACCGAATGATGCCTTTCCTTTTGGCATCATTTATCTTCGTAGCGCCCATTCGTTACCATGCATAAATGTATTCGCAATCAATATGTATTTTTGCCTATTTGGGATTGATTCTGTGTTCATTGTGTTTACTCAAATGGCGATTAATGCGGCGGATAGCATCAGATAGACTTTCTCCTGGATATCTCCAAGCATCAAGTATTTTTACGCAATCTTCTCCAATCCGTATCTGATGGGTTGTCATTATATCTCAGCCTCCCATGCTTCTGAAAATTCTTTGTCTGCAAACATTTCTGCGAGCCCCCCGATCTGTTTTAGCCTTAATACTTCATCGGGTTCCATCCCGAGTTCCCGGCCAATCTTTACCTCAGACCAGTTGCGCTTTGTGAGCTCCTGAACAATTTCGCTCATGCCGGCGACTTGATGCTTTCCACGGGCACGGTTGTGCCGGATGGTCGAAGCGATGCGGTCGTTCTTTTCAGTGCGATCTCCGTTGATCACCACCACGGGCAAGTGAGTGAGCCCCATCTTTTTTCCTACAAGATGACGGTGAAATCCGTCCACGACCTCATATCCATCATCGTGTTCCCATACGACAATCGGCTGCGTGAATCCATCGGATTCGATGCTGATTTGCAGGAGTTTCATTTCCGGCGGCGCTACTGTGTTAGGGTTGTAGTCGTTCGCAAATACTTTTTCGGAGGGCACCCATTGCACGTTTGATACCGGGTGCTTTTTTGTCCACTCTAAAATATCCCCCATTTCTCCCTCCGTTTCTTCATGACTTTGACATAATTCCGATAAGCTACCGGTTTGTTCTGGCTGAAGGACAGGCCCTTGCACCAGTAATCGTTCCTCAAGAGTGCTTTGCATATTCGTTTCCAGCTTGGTTTGTCTTTGGTCATCTCCCCCTCATCCGGGATTGTTCGGCCGTATCCTCGTTCCGAGTACCAGTGCAGGAACACGGCGATCTTATTCTCGTAGTGATCCCGCGTCTTTTCCGGCATTGAATCCAGCAGGAGCCGGGCGAAGCTCTCCCATGTGTGGCCCGGGGGTTTGGTGATCTTTCCCACTCCGAGGATGTCCCCGGTATCCTGCGCGTAGAGTGCCCCTTGGTTTGCCCCATTGACCCGGGCAACAATCTTAGACCACGTTTGAGGCTCGATAAGGTGGAACAACCAAAGCCCCTTTCGCTGGTCGTCTCCATATGGCTGGCAGATCCTCATTTGATGGAGAGTGAGGCCGGCCTGATGCATCCGGTCATAGAGTTTGTTATACGGCTTTTCCGGATATTTCCCGTGATACGTCCAAATGTCCGATGCTTTCCAGTCATAGATCGGGTAAATATTGTACAGGGCCTTATTGCACCAAGTCGTGTAACATTTACCGTCCATTGCCTGTTTCTTGCCCGCTGCGATGGTCCTCCACCGGTTCAGGCTTTCGCGGGTCCGGATGCCTACAAAACAGGCTGTGAGCCGTTCCTGACTGTACCAGTGCCCGAACTCCGGAACAAACTCTTCAAACTCCATCCGGCGCCGGAAGAATGGGAAATATTTTTCATCGGTGATCGCTATCTTTGGGGGTCCCCGGATCCAGTTTTCCCGGCAATCGGGATCCCAGCACATCCATTGTGGTTGATACATGCTTACGGCGTTGCGGAGGTGGATCGGGAGAGCGACCCAGTACGGCACGATGTTATCAGCGTACATATCGTAGCATTGCTGCACATGGTCAATGGTAATTTTATACTGCCCCTCGAGGTCCACGAACAGAACGCCGACTTTTTTTCCGCGCTTGATCGCCTCATCCATGACGAGATGCAACATTACGGTGCTATCTTTCCCTCCGGAAAAACTCACGTAAATGCGCGGGAAGTTGTCGAAGGTCCACGCGATCCGATTCCGTGCGGCTTCTAGTACGTCAATCCCCATCATGTGCTTTTTGTCGTTGTCCATTTAATTACCTCTAATTCTGGAATTTCGATTATTTCCCCATCGTCGCAGATACGGATGAAATATTTTCTATCACATTTTCTTGAAATCCACTCAAAAACACGGTATATTTTTCCTGATTGAAGAGTGTACCAGAATACGATCCCGTCTCCTTTTGCGTTTGAATGTGTGTAATCCATGCGATATTTCAGAAAATCAAGAGAGAATTTGTATTTTTCATGGAGTCCAGTTACTTCCGCAAGCCATGGGGTTGGGCGGTCCGTTCGGTATTGGAGCCCTTTCGTAGCTAACATTACAGGAACTCTTTGATGATCGAATTCTCCAACATTTTTTGTTTTTTGAGAGATGGCAGTGGGTCTTTCCCATCTCGCCTGCACAGTTCAATATATATTTTTGCTCTTTCGATGTCCTCGACAGGTGTCTCTCCGAACATTTGTAGATTCCCTAGGAAGAATAGATCGTCAATCAGATCTTTCCTAGGTACAATCGCAATTTGTTCTTTTGACATGTCAAGATATTTTGAGAGGTTTTTTTGTATTCGGACCTCATAATTCATGAAAGCCACTCCTGAACCCACGGGGCATTGACCATTCCGGACTTTTCAAGCATCGGACGGGGATCTTTCCCGTCGCGGCGAGTCAACTCAATATAACACATGGCCATAATAGTGTCTTTCACGGGCCCGCTGCGGAATTCTTGCGATGTAAGGTCCTTCATTGTTTTCAGAAGTTCGAATCGCTCTACCGTCCGGATCTCATCACGGGTTGTCCGCTCTGTGATTGTTACCATGATAAGTAATAGGCACGCTGACCATAAATAGGTTACTACTTGGTTACCACTTGCTTATTTCCCGCATTACCTTAATCTCGTGCTCCATTACTGCGATGCAATCCAGTTTTTCCAGTACCTGCATCTGCAAGTTCAGCACCGAGTCCTGTAGTTTCCGGATCCGCTTCGCGCCTTTGGCATCGCTGAGGGTTGGGCCTTGGTGAGTGGTCAATACAGTTCCCTCCTTCGCGGAACGATACAAATCTGAGCGGATGTGTTGGCGTACACGTATTTTCGGAATTGGTGAGAGAGAGCGTACGCACGGGAACCTCTCCGAATCTTTACGGTGTCGAACATTCACGCACCCTTATTCTCAGCGTATCGCTCGCAGTCCGTTGCCTTCTGCTGTTGTCGCTGCTTGAATAGTCCCGGGCAGGTTGTTTGATTCCGGCATGATTGGCAGTTTGCAGTCATTGAAGGCAACCGGCCGGTTTGACCCGACGAGGATCCCGTATCAGGGGCCCACCTCATATGATTTTCGGTTGCAAATATACTGTCCCTGTCAGGAGATATTGAATTTAGCGATCCGCACTTCAACAAACGGATCGGTGTGCCACAATCTTGTGAGATGAGAGGGGGCACAGGTGACAAATGCCATGCGTGGAAGGATGAAATCAGGTCGTCTCTGGTTTTGGTCTTATAGCGATACATTGATCCATGACAGGGGAAGGCCGGGTGGAACGTGCTGTGAGGTTCCACGGTAGCATACCGGCGGGAGTTGATTTTTTTCCTAGGGTTTTCGTGCAATCCTCACACCCGGCAGTGATGGATCCACCGTAATGTGAGGTAGGGGGCCGGCTCCTTTTGACGGAGAGCGCCATGCTTGACTGTGTCACGCGGCCCCGGCTGTTCATTAAGCGATACCTGCCACTTTCAGCCCGCCATATCCCATTATGACGGCTGCAACGGTGGGCCACTGGCATTTCAGGACGTTTGCGACCATCGCGGTGGTGTTGAAATAGTGCGCGTCGTCCTTCCATAGCGGAGGGCAATCCGGGACCTGCCCGAGCGTTGGGGCCTTGAATCCCGCTGAGATACCGGCAAGAGAGATATGCCACTCGCGATATGTACTGCAAAAACCATCAGTTTCTCCAGTGAACTTCCCAATCAGTTTCCCGATGAACATGCCTTCAGCACGCTCTCCGGGGCTGTCGTATGGGTCGTACTCGTAGCCGGGACGGCCGGTTGCAGAGGTGATAGTTACGGGAGAGGAGTACTGCGGGATTGTGGTTGCCCCATACTGCGTAACTGTGGGCTTGTCGTCAGCCATACGAGTTATTCCCCCTCTTCCGGAGGCGGTGCAATCGGACCTTTCTTGATCTCAAAGGAGAACTCCGCGATCTGACCGCCAGCTTCCGGCGAGAAGTCCCGGGCTGCAAGAATCTGATCGGCTGATGCGGTGCCGGACAGCGGTGCGCCACGCGGGGCAACCTTGACGGTTACGGTGTGCTTGCCGTACTTCGAGTACTGAGTGTATCCCGGGGGCCGGGCAGTGCCGAACCATACGATGCCACGGGTAGCCTGATCAACAGGGTAATCGGTGACCTGCTCAATGATGTGAGGATCTCGCAGGGTTGTCTCTTTCTCGTTGTCGAAGATCACATCAATGATCATGCTGTCCTTTGTCGGGGCGGTCGGACCGGTTGCTATCTTCAGGCCGAATATGATACCGTTCGGCAGGCGCTGGAAGATATCGCGATAGATTGCTTTGAGCGGCAGATAATCTCCGCCCGCTCCTGAGTACCCGGCCATGAAGAGGCCAATTGGTGTTGCGATTGGGTTAACCATAGTTGTACAACTTCCTTTCCCGGTGATGGTGCCGGGAGCACCTATGACATGAGATAATACGGAGAGGATGGTTATATATGTTACTATTTAATTACCCGGCGTTGAAATCCACCAAAATAATCTCTGTTTCTCCATCGGGAACTAACTCGGTGCATGTTGAAAATTCTGGATTTAACCAC